ATCTTTATGGAGTACCAGACTCAACACTGGTTTAACGATAAGTACTTGAATCAAACACCGCCTAGTGGTGCACCTGAGTACTACACGTACAACGGTGTTGACTCTAGTGGTGACACTCAGGTAGACATTTATCCTAAGCCTGACGGTGTGTACAGCCTGAGATTTAACTGCGTCCTTAGGAATGCTGAATTGAGTGCTGATGCTGATACACTACTTATACCTAGTCAACCTGTGATTCACATGGCGGTAGCTCTGTTAGCTCGTGAGCGTGGCGAGACAGGCGGTACATCAGCACCTGAGTACTTTGGTATTGCTGATAAGTTTTTGTCTGATGCTATTGCTCTGGACGCACAAAAGCACCCTGAAGAAACCATCTGGTACACTCCGTAGGAGCCTAGAGTATGGCACAGCCTCTCCAAAGCATTAATCTAGTTGCTCCGGGTTTCAAGGGAGTCAACACAGAAGACTCTCCGATTGGACAGGACTTCTCTTTTGCTGACGTTGCTGACAACGCTGTAATTGACAAGCGTGGGCGCATTGCTGCACGTAAGGGTGTAGACTTGTTGACTGCTGTAAACACACCTCTTGGGTCTGATTACGCTACCAAGATTCATCACTTTTACGATGACGCTGGTAACGAAGAAGTGTTCGTCACAGGCAACAACGAGATATTTAAGACTACACAGACAACTAACCCTGATGACACGCTGACAGACCTTACGACCCCTATAGGTTATTCTCCAACAGCAGACAACTGGAAGATAGTCAACTTTAACGACAAGGCTTACTTTTTCCAGCGTGGACATGAGCCTCTGGTGTACGATAACGCTACAGGACTGCGTACGTTTGGTACTGCTACAGGAACAACTACAAGCACTACTCTGTACTGTCACGAAGCTCTGGCAGCTTACGGAAGACTGTGGATCGTAGATAACGCAGCAGACACACAGACAATCTACTGGTCTGATCTGTTGATAGGCACAGACTTCACTGGCGGTTCCAGTGGTTCTATAGATGTATCTAAGGCGTGGCCTGACGGTTACGATGAAGTAAGGGCTTTGGTAGCCCACAACAACGCCTTGCTTATTTTAGGTAAGCACAGCATCCTCGTGTACGCTAACGCCTTTAGTCCAGCTAACATGGCTCTAGCTGACACCGTAGCTGGCGTTGGGTGCATCTGTAGAAACTCTGTACAGCACATCGGTACTGATGTGTTGTTTATGTCTCAGAACGGTCTGAGGAGCTTTGGTAGAACTATACAAGAAAAGTCTCTACCTCTGTCCGACTTGAGTGTAAACATAAAGACTGAGCTTATTAGTTTGATTAGCACACGTACTGCTCCTACGGCATCTGTGTACAGCCCTGAGAACTCTTTCTATCTCATCACGTTCCCAGATACGTCAACTACGTACTGCTTTGATCTCAAAGGTACGCTAGAGAACGGGGCGTACAGAGTCACACGGTGGACTTCTGCGCCGTTCAAGTCTTACGAGAGAAAGAACGACGGTACGCTTTTAGTAGGGACTAATGACGGCATAGGTGAGTACGCAGGGTACACAGATGAGTACAACGATGCAGGAACTATTACTCCATCTAGTTACCGCTTTAGGTACTACAGTCCGGGGTTGACGTTTGGTGATCCGTCTAAACTTAAGTTCCTCAAGAAGCTACGGCCTACGCTGGTAGGCGCTAACAGTGCTACTGTATTTATGAAGTGGGCTTACGACTTTGGTACATCGTACAGCACACAGGAGTTTACTGTAGGTAACCAGACTCCGTACTACTTTAACGAAGCAGCTTCAGAGTACACTGTTGCTGAGTTCACCGGAGGAGCAACAACAACCAGACCTCCTGTTAATACTACAGGTGGCGGGAGTATTATTACTATTGGTCTTGAGTCAGAAATAAACGGTTTTGCTTTATCTCTCCAAGAAATCAACGTATTAGCACTTATGGGTAAAACATTATGAGCAACTATACAAAGACAACTAACTTTGCTGCTAAGGATAGTTTGCCTTCTGGAGATGCTGGCAAAATTATTCAAGGCACTGAATTTAACACAGAGTTTGATAACATTGCAACTGCTGTTGCTACTAAGTCAGACACTGCTTCACCCACGTTTACAGGGACAGTAACGGTTCCTGCTTTAACTGTAACAGGTAATGTCACTATGACTCTTGATGCTAGTGACACTGTTACTATTAATGGAGGTACTTACTGATGGCTATTCAAGATATTCTTGGGCCTCTGCTTGGCATAGGTGGTGTAATAGGCGGCGGCTTACTGAGTGCTGCAGAATACGAGAGGCTTGGCGACATAGGCGAGCAGTCTTTAGCAGGAACTTACTTTACTGACCCACGAACAAACGAGGAAGTGTACGTTCCCGGTGCTTACGGTTTAGCGCAAGAAGCTCTAGGAATGTCTCAGTTCAGGCCGTTTACCGTAGCGTCTACTCTGGGTGGTGGCTTTAGTGCTGATCCTCAGTTTGACCCTAATAATAGATTTACTGGTGTAAAAACTTCAATGACGCTATCTCCAGAAGAAGAGGCGTTTAGAGACACCATGCTTACTAAGTCTTACGAGCAACTTGCTGCTACTCCTTTTGGTCAAACACAGGGACGAAGAGCGGCAAGACAGGCGTTTGGCTTGGGCAGTGGCATGATGCGAGACTTACGTGACACTGACATGGCCCAACGTGAGCAGGACATCTACGGACGTATCAGGGCTACACAGACTCCTGAGGAGCAACGACAGAGGTTAGCCCAAGAAGAACGTCTGGCTGCACAGGGACGCTTAGGTGTACGTACTGCACAGTTTGGTGGTACTCCAGAGCAGTTTGCTATGGATAAAGCTCAAGCTGAAGCTAGGAACACAGCTATGTTGCAAGCTATGGGTCAAGCACAGGCAGAACAGGCTCAGTTGGCACAGCAAGCACAGATGTTTACAGGCATGGGCAGTCAGTTATCTCAGGCAGACTTGCAACAACTAGCGAAACAGCAACAGCTTGGCGTTGGCTCTATGGCTTCTGCGTACCTACCGCAGACTCAGATGATGCAACTACAGCAAGCAATGCTTCCGTACGGGCAGATGCAACAGCAAGGACAACTGTTCGGTGCTGGGCAGTACGGTGAGACAATGATGAGTGGTCTTGAGGCTAGGCTGGTAGCAGAGCAAGCCAGAGCAAATCTGTTGGGAAGCCTTGGTACAGGACTCTTAGGAGGACTTCTTGGGCCAATTAAAAGTGACTCAGGTTACAACATACCGTTGCTTGACTTGTTTACTTAAGGAGACTTAAAATGGCTAGATTTTCACAACAAATGCTTAGTAGTCTTCTTGATCCTGCTCGAAGCCAAAGATACACAGAGATTGGTCGTAGCGTTGGACAGGCTCCGGGTGTTTTAAGAATACGTGAGCAGAAAAAGCAACGGCAAGCAGAGATACAGGAGCTGCTTCAGCAACACGCGAATAACCCTGCGAAGCTACAGCAACTCGCAAACCAGTATCGTGCACAAGGCAACGAGGACGCTGCTACTGCGTTTACTACTGCGGCTACTCAAGCTACTGCTAAAAGAACAGCGCAAGTTGGTGCTTTGGAACAGGGTGCTTCTGATATACAAAAAGAGGCACAGCGAAAAAGAGCTATTCAAGTTGCTACGCAAAAAAACGATCAAAACGCTTTAGTTGCTTTACAGGCGCAAGCGTTAGATCCTGTGACGTATCTTAGCGGGTTGGCTGCTAAAAAAACTCCTAAACCTGAATATGTTTACTCAGAAGAAACAGTTGTAATAGACGGTAAACCAACTCGTATTCAAGTAGCCGTAAATAAAGCAGATCCTACTGATAGAGAAGTAACAACTCTTGGAGAAGCCCTACCAACTGGAGAAGGCGCAAGAAAAAGAACACTAGTAGAGAAGTTAGAAGACGAAGGAGTTACTGATGTAGATTTGACTACCATAGAGGGCGCTAAAAAAGCACAGCGAGATATTATTACTATCACGGGTAACGCTTCTTTAGCTAATGCTGTGGGACAGATTATTGAAGATTTAACGCCTCTTCCGACAAAAGAAGCCTTTGATCTCATACGTAGCGCTAGGCCGGAATTTTCAACCGCTGAATCTCTAAGGGAACAAACGTCTCGTTTTGCTGCCCTAAGCGAATTATCAGATCAAGACGTTGCAGGTTTGTCAGCATTAGTAGAAAGAACCTTAACAGCGACTACTGAAAATGACATTAAAGCTGTTGCAGAACTTGAGCGATTTAGAAAGGCAAAGGATTTACCTCAAAGAATACAGGATTTTGCTCTAGAGCTTACTTCAGGAATGCTAAGCGAAGAAACAATGAGTGAGTACAATTTAATTATAGAGGCTTTTGATGCTCTGGCTTCAAAAAGAATGGCTGATGCTATAGATAACGTAATAACTTACGGCACACCCAAGGAAGTAGAAGCGGCTAAAAGAGTCAGAAACATGACTTTTGGCCCAAGCAGCGCAAGAATTTTAAATTAACTGAGGACTTTTACTATGGAAGTTAGTCGCGTAGAACTTGACGATGGTCAGGTTGTTACTGTAGAGCATCCAGAAGAATGGTCTGAAGATAGGATTCTTGCCTTTGCTCGCCTTAATGCGCCTGAAGCTAAAAGAACAGAAGCAGCATCAGGCACAGATAATAAAGATGATGACGTTTCTACAACAGACTTAGTTAAGCTGGGCCTGAGTCGCTTTGCTGTACAGTTTATTCCAGATACTTTTTTAATGAGTAACGGAGAATTTATTAAGCAGTTAGAAGAAGCTAAGGCTGGAAGAGTTGAATACGCAGGGGCTGTACAAGAACGTCAAGCGAGAGAAATGGCAGGGATTCCTCAAGAAGCGCAATTAGGGCTAGGTCAAGAAATAGTTGCTGGTCTTGCTGACCCTTTAACTTTAACTGGAGCGCCTGTCAGGTCTGGAATAGCTGCTGCAACTAAAGCACTTATTCCTGCTGTTACTTCAACGGCTGCTGGAACAACTGCTGGCGTTGTAGCTCCTCAAATTGCAGCAGAGCTTGGTGCTGGTCAATTAGGACAAGAACTAGCTGGTGTTTTTGCAGGTGCGGGTGCTGGTATAACGACAGGAGGAATAGCAACCGCTGGTATTACTACTGGATTAAAAGTTTTAGGAGATGTAAAAAATAAAGTAGTTGGGGGAGATACAGGAACACTGGGCGTGGCTTCTGAAGCTATGGCTAATAGTGCAGTTAAGGCTGAAATCAACAGAATAAAAAACACTACTGACGCTGCGGAAATAGCACAAGCAGTAGAAAATCTTTCTTCTATTAAAGAAGAAATTCCTGATTTAGAAATAGGCGGCATTGTTGCAACCTTGGCAGAAAACCCCATCGCTAGAGATTGGATTAGAAAAACGACACAAAATAACAAAGGCTTTCAAAAAGAAATTGCTGAAACACTGGCTAGAGACTCAGCAAAAGTTGCAGAGCGGTTTGACAAACTTTTAGGAGAGTCAGAAGAAATTGGAAGACCTTTAATAGAAGGTGTCTCTAGAACAGCGTACAAAAAAATTGAAGACAGACTGAGGACAACAGTTGAGAGACAAACCGAAAACATAGATAAAGTTTTGAACGGTCTTACGGCAAAGACTCTAGGCAAGAGAGATGAATTTGAGATAGGCCAAACAGCAAATAAACTGTTAGACCGTAAAGAATCTCAAGTAAGACAGGCGGCAAATAAGCTCTATGACGTGGCTAAAAAACAAGGAGCTAAGGTTTCTCTGCCTGACGAGCAAATAATGAGTGTGTATTCACAGTTTAGAAACGTACGCTTATCTGATATTTTTGGGCCAGAAAGCGCTACCGCTAAAAAACTAGAAAATAACTGGTCGCCAAAAGAAGTTGACGGTGTTGTTGAGTTTCCAGAAGTCACTGGAAATGATTTGATTTCTTTGAAGAAGGCAATAAACCGGGAAGTTTCTGATTTAACTCGCGTTGCAGATAGAACCCCTACGCAAAATCAAAAACTGTCAATGCTCTATAATTTAAAAGAAGTTGTTACTACGGTGTTAAATAAAGAAGCTGTGGCGTCTCCTCAGTTTGTTAAAGCTATAAGAGATGCTGACGCTTTTTATTATAAAGAGCTAGGCCTTCCGTTGAGTGCTGAAGGATTACGGGAAATCAACTCAAAGAAATTTGAGTCAGGGGCAGCGGTTAGTCTTATGACTTATGAAAAAGCAAGGGATTACGTAAATTTTGTTGGTAAGCAGGGCATGGCTGTGGTACGTCATGCGGTTAGGATGAAGGCCGAAAAAGCAGGTGTTGTAAATCCTTCTGGTCAAATAGACGCCAACAGACTAGACACATTTAGAAGAAAAAATGCAAGAATAATTGAGTTTGCTGGGTTGGGTCAAGAGTTTACTGATGCGTCCAGCAAGTTAAGAACAATAAATAATACACAAGCAAGACACAATCAAGCATACAAAGAAAAAACTAGGGAGCTTAGTCAAGGGTTTTTTAAAGCAATCACAGATAAAAACTTAAGCACGGTAGTTTCTGAAATTATTTCTTCTCCAGCTACGAGGAAAAAATATTTATCTGAGATTTCTAAGTTAGGACAAAAAGAAAAAGATATGGTTCTTACGGGAATAAGGCAAGAGTTTTTGTCTCAGGGTTTATCTACAAAAGGGACAATGCAAGAGTTTATTAATAAAAACTCTGAAGCAGTTGCTGACATTTTTGAACCAAGCTATGTTAAAAATATTAACAAAATGGCAGAGCTAAAAGATTTAATGCAAACAATCGGCGACCTAATGAAAGACTCTTTAGGGCAAACGCCTGTTATTGATACGATACAAGACCTCACTGGGGTCAGTATTGCTGAATACGCTGGCACATTTAGAAATCAAATTTTATCTACTGAAAGAAAAATAATTCATATCGTAACTAAAGCAACAACTACCAGCGGAAAAGATAAGTTCTACACAAAGTCTGCGGAAGTTCTTCTTGATCCTGATGTTGTTAGTAGATTGGCTAACCCCCCTAAAGATGATATGAAAACTTTTGTCAAAGAAACATTGGAAGGCGCTGGAGATTACTTAAAAACAGTAGGCACTTACTATACTGATACTCTTAAGGATTACTTAAATCTCTCAACGATAAGATCAATAACTGCGGCAGAAGATGTTCCAGTAGAACAGGAGACGAGACAATGAAAGACAAAGAACACAGTGTA